CGCGAGTACAAGGCCGGTGGCCTGCACTCGGGCAAGGGCGGGCCTGTCGTCAAGTCCAAGAAGCAGGCCATCGCTATTGCGCTGTCGCAAGCTGGCAAGGCGAAGAAGAAATGAAAACGCCAGCCTGGCAACGCAAAGAAGGCCAAGCCAAGACCGGGGGCTTGAACGCCAAAGGCCGGGCGTCTTATAATGCGTCAACCGGGGGCAATCTCAAAGCTCCTGTGAAGTCGGGCGACAACCCTCGTAGGGCCTCCTTCTTAGCACGCATGGGCAATATGCCCGGGCCTGAGATGAAAGATGGCAAGCCCACCCGGCTGCTCTTGTCTCTGAAGGCTTGGGGTGCATCGTCCAAAGAGGACGCCAAGGCAAAAGCCAAGGCCATCTCAGCCAGGAACAAGAAATGAGACCAGTATCCGTCGGCGTCAACCCCACTGCGGGCGCAACCAGCACCATCTACACGGTGCCGACGGGTTACTACGCCAAGTTCAACCTGCTGTACGTCCACAACACGGGGGGTGGGTCCAAGACCTTGACCGTCCAGTGGTACGACGCAAGCGCAGGTACCAGCATCGACATCCTGACTGCGGTGACATACACCAGCAAGGCGTACACACAGTTTGACAACGCCTACGTGGTGATGGAAGAAGGCGATCAGCTGCGCGTCACTCCAGAAGCAGGCAGCGCGTTTGCCATCATTGCCACATTTGAAGAAACAGGGTTGACACGCCAATGACCTACCTACAACTCATCAACGACGTGCTGGTCCGGCTGCGTGAGGCTCAGGTCTCAAGCAACAGCGAGACGCCTTACTCGGCCCTGATCGGGCGCTTTGTCAACGACGCCAAGCGCCAGATCGAGGATGCCTACGCATGGAACGTGCTCGGCCAGACAGTGACCATCACCACGACACCAGGCACCTACATCTACTCGATGACGGGTGCTGGCCAGAAGTTCCAAGTGATGGACGCCATCAACGTGACCTCCAACGTCGGGCTGCGAAACATCAGCTTCGTGGAGATGAACCGCTTTCAGAATTTCGTGCCCGCCATCAGCGGCATCCCCGAGTATTACTCGTTTGACGGCGTGGACGGCAACGGCGACACCAAGGTGGTACTGTATGCCCGTCCAGATGGCGTCTACACGATTCCCTTCTCGCTGACCGTGCCGCAGGCTCCATTGGCCGCAGACAGCACGCTGGTGATGGTGCCAGACGTGTTGGTGGTGCAGAACGCCTACGCCCGTGCTCTGGTTGAGCGCGGCGAGGACGGCGGCTTGAGCAGCTCCGAGGCCTACCAGCTCTATCGCGGTATGCTGGCCGACTACATCGCTTTGGAGGGCACACGCTTTCCCGAGCAGCAAGAGTTTGTCGCCATATGAGCCAAGCCCTTCAGACCGCCAGCGTCTCAGCGCCGGGATTCTTCGGCCTGAACACTCAGGACAGCCCTCTGGACTTGGCGTCCGGCTTCGCCTTGACCGCCACCAACTGCATCATCGACCAGTACGGTCGCATCGGCTCGCGCAAGGGCTGGGCCCGAGTGAACAGCGCGTCCGGCAACCTGGGCGCGAACAACGTCGGCGTCATCCATGAACTGGTGCAGTCTGACGGCACGCTGACAGTGTTGTTCGCAGGCAACAACAAGCTGTTCAAGCTCAGTCCCACCGACACCGTGGTCGAGTTGACCTACGGGGGCGGGGGCACTGCGCCGACGATCACCGCCAGCAACTGGTCCGTCGCCTCACTCAACGGCATCACCTACTTTTTCCAGACCGACCACGACCCGCTGATCTACGATCCTGCCGTGAGCACCACGACCTATCGCCGCGTGAGCGAGAAGTCAGGCTATGTCGGCACTGTGCCGTCGGGCAACATCGTGCTGTCCGCGTTCGGTCGGCTGTGGGTGGCCAACACGGCCACAGTCAAGAACGTGGTGTCCTTCTCTGACCTGCTGTCCGGCCATGTCTGGACCACAGGCACGGCAGGCTCACTGAACGTGGACCGCGTGTGGCCGAACGGGCCAGACGAGGCGCAGGGCTTGGCGGCCCACAACGGCTTCTTGATCATCTTCGGCAAGCGCCAGATTCTGGTCTACGCCAACGCTACCACCCCCTCGACCATGAGCCTGAGCGACACGGTGGGGGGTATTGGCTGCATCGCCCGTGACTCCATCCAGTCCACGGGCAAGGACGTGCTGTTCCTGTCCAACTCGGGCGTCCGCAGCTTCGCCCGCACGATCATCGAGAAGTCAGCCCCGCTGGGCGACCTGTCCAAGAACGTGCGCAACGACTTGATGGGCATCGTGGCCGGTGAGACCTTGGCCAACATCAAGTCGGTCTATTCCGAGACAGAGGCGTTCTACCTGCTGACGCTGCCATCGGTCAAAGAGGTGTACTGCTTCGACACCCGCGTGCAACTGCAAGACGGCTCCTTCCGGGTGACGAACTGGGACTCCATCGAGCCAACGGCGCTGCTGTCGCGGCGCAACGGCGACCTGCTGATCGGCAAGACAGGCTACATCGGCAAGTACAGCACGTACCAAGACTACACCTCGGCGTACCGGATGCAGTACTACACGAACCATGCCGATCTGGGCAACCAGAACGTCACGTCGCTGCTGAAAAGGCTCAAAGTTGTGGTGATCGGCGGCACCAACCAGTTCGTCACCATGAAGTGGGGCTTCGACTTCCGTACCAACTACCAGTCGGCCAACGTGTTGATCCCTGTCCAGGGCATCAGCGAGTACGGCATTGGTGAGTACGGCATCGCCGAATACTCTGAAGGCGTGGCCCTGAACACGCTCTCAACCCAAGCGACCGGCAGCGGTAAAATCGTCCAGACCGGCTACGAGTCGAACATCAGCGGCGCGCCTCTGTCCATTCAACGGATTGAGATTCAGTCCAAAGACGGAAAAATATCATGAGCAATTACACCAAAAGCACCAACTTTGCGACCAAGGACGCGCTGCCCTCGGGTGATCCGCTCAAGATCGTCAAGGGCACGGAGATCGACACCGAGTTCAACAACATCGCCACGGCTGTGGCGACCAAGGCCGACTTGTTATCGCCGACGTTCACGGGTACGCCTGCACTGCCTACGGGCACAACAGCTGTGACGCAAAGTGCTGGCAACAACAGCACGGCTTTGGCGACCACAGCGTATGCTGACGCAGCGATCACAGCCGAGCGCACAGCCGTCGCTACGCTGACCAACAAGTCGTTGACCAGCCCTACGCTGACAGGCACACCGGCGGCCCCAACAGCTGCCGTAAACACCAATACGACGCAAGTGGCGACCACGGCGTTCGTTGTGGCACAGATTGCTGATGACGCACCCACAAAAACTGGTACAGGGGCTTCTGGCACTTGGGGTATTGGCATCACAGGAAACGCAGCGACGGCTACTGCGCTGTCAACAGCTTCAGGCTCCGCACCGAGCTATTCGGCACGGGCATGGGTCAACTTCAATGGCACAGGCACCGTGGCAATCCGGGCCAGCGGCAACGTGACCAGCATCACGGACAACGGCACGGGTGACTACACTATCAACTTTACGACAGCTATGCCGGATGTGAACTTTTCGGTTGCGGGATCGGCGGGTATTGATGAAATCTTAAGCGGCGACTCAGGTCGATTGTTTTCTGAGTTTGGTATGGCGTCCCGCACCACATCCGCTTGCCGGGTCTGCACAGCCTACGTCTTCCAAGGGATTGACACCACAGTTGCCGCCGACTCGTCGGTTGTCTCAGTTGCAATTCATCGCTGAAAGAACACCATGAGAATCATTTACCCAACTGACGATGGCGGCGTGGCCGTTATCACCCCCGCAGACTGCGGCCTGACCATTGACGAGATCGCGGCCAAGGACGTGCCAGAGGGAAAGCCCTTCAAGATCGTGGATGACGCTGACATCCCGACAGACCGCACGTTCCGCAACGCTTGGGAGTACACAGAATGATCGCGATCAACCTCGACAAGGCCAAGACCATCGCCCACGACATGCGCCGCGGTAAGCGCACGCAAGAGTTCGCACCGCTGGACATCAAGGCCACGATCCCGGCAGAGGCCGCAGCCGCTGAGGCTGCGCGGCAAGCTGTTCGCGAAAAGTACGCTGCCATGCAGGTTGCAATTGACGCGGCGGCCACCACTGACGAGATCAAGGCGGTCATAGAGTGATCACGCACCACTTCAGCGATGGGCTGTACGCCAAGCAAGCGGTGATCCCCGCCGGCACGGCCATCCTGAAGCACACGCATGACTTCAGCCACCTGTCGATCCTGGCTGCGGGCAAGGTGGCGGTGATGAAGGGCGATGAGATTGAGGTGATTGAGGCCCCGGCCTGCATAGAGATCAAGGCTGGTCTGACGCACGGCGTCAAGGCCATCACTGACTGCGTTTGGTTTTGTATTCACGCCACTGACGAGAAAGACCCGTCAAAAGTGGACGACGTTTTGATTGGAGTTTGATATGCCATTTATCGCAGCAGGCGGTGCACTTTTAGGTGGCTTGCTTGGAGGCAGCTCTGCACGCAGTGCAGCCCGCACGCAAGCAGCAGCGCAGACTGACGCCGCACGTATCGCGGCTGAAGAGGCGCGGTTCCGGCCCGTGGGCATCACGACCCGCTTTGGCCAGTCGCAGTTCCAGACCGGACCCGATGGCCGGGTCACCGGCGCGGGTTACACGCTCGACCCCCAACTGGCGACCATGCAAGACCGCTTCTTGGGCCTGGCGGGCAGCGGACTGACGCAAGCTGAAGCAGCGCAGCAGCAGTTCGCACCTTTGGGCCAAGCGGCGCAAGGTCTGTTTGGCCTCGGCCAGCAGTACTTGGCCCAGTCACCCCAAGAGGCCGCGCAGCAGTACATGGCCGGGCAGCAGAACTTGCTGGCCCCCAGCCGTGAGCGCCAGTTCGCGCAGCTTCAGAACCAGATGTTCCAGACTGGCCGTGGCGGCTTGTCGGTCGGCGCGACAGGCGCTCGGCCTGACGGCGGCGCAGGTCTGGGTGCAGCGAACCCCGACCTTGAGGCGTACTACAACGCCATCGCGCAGCAGGACGCGGCACTGGCAGCTCAGGCCCAGCAGGGCGGGCAGCAGCAGGCAGCCTTCGGCGCGGGTCTGTTCGGCACAGGCGGCAACTTGTTGACGCAAGGCTACGGTGGCCAGGCTGCGGCCCTCGGCCCGTACCAAGCGTACCTGCAAGGTGCTGCGGGTCTGGAGGCTTTGGGCCAAGCGCCGCTGGACATCGGCGCACAGCTCGGTGGCCGGATGGCCAACCCCACCGGTGCGCAGGCGCTGCTGCAAGGCGGCATGGGCGCGGCGCAGTCGACGGGCGCGGCCAACGCCTACAACCCGTTCGCCACAGCGCTGACGGGCTTTAGTCAAAACCCTGCTCTGCGCAACATGACCGGCAGCGGTTTGCAAGCCGGGTTCTCGCAGACGGCGCTTGGTGGCTCCGGCTTTGGCACAGGCCTGGCCTACGGCAACCAAGACCTCGGCGCGTTCATCTAAGGGGTAAGACATGGCAGAAATCGTGCAATCTTTGTTCGGCGTTTCGCCGGAGATGTACCAGCAGGCCCAGCAGCAGCGTGTGGACCAGCAGGCCTTGCAGTACGCCCAGTTGTCGCCGTTCCAGCAGGCGCAGTTCTCCATCAACCGTGGGGCCAACATGCTGGGTGGGGCCATCGGTGGTGCTCTGGGTGCGCAAGACCCTCAGTTGCAGCGCATCTCAGCGCGGCAGCAGATCGCCCGCCAGCTCAACCCCAACGACCCGGTCTCAATCCAGAACGCTATCGCCATGTTGCAACAGACCGGCGACGCTGAGGGTGCGATGATGCTGCAAGGCGAGTACCGCAAGCTGCAAGAGAGCAACGCCCTGGTGGCGCAGCGCGGGGCGTCTGCTGCGGCGTCTCAGGCCGCTGCAACACGCGAGCGTACACAAGCGACGCCGGAAAAGATTCAGCTGGCCAAAGAAGTTGCGCTGCTGTCTGGCCCTCCAGGCTCTCCAGAGTACAACACCGCGTATGCTACTTCGCTGCGCGAGCAGACAGCTCCAAAAGTCACTCCAGAAGCCAAGCCCACTATTCAAAGGCTGCAAGAGTACGCGGCTACGCTGCCGGTCGGCTCGCCCCAGCGTGCGCAGGTTGATGCCGTGATTAAGGCCGAGGGTGAAGGTAAAGGTACGCGCGTCGACGTCGGTGTCAAATTGCCCGAGCAGGAGAAAGAAGAAAAAGGTGCGAGAGGCAAACTGCTGGTCGAGCAGTACAAAGGTGTGTCCGATCAAGCAAAAGTGGCCGTGCGCACGTTGCCAGCCTTAGAGACTAACTTGGCAATCCTAGACAAAGGGTTTGACACTGGCTTTGGAACAGAGGTCAAGGCAGCAGGTGCTAAGGTGCTCGGCGCATTGGGCGTACCTGACGCAGCACAGTTTGCTACGGACGCGCAGACCTTCTTGGGGAGCGCGTCCGCCGCCGTGCTTCAGCGCCAGCTGGAACAAAAAGGGCCTCAGACTGAATCAGACGCGCAGCGTATCACTGCGACAGGTGCTCAGTTGGGCAACACCAAAGAAGCCAACAAGTTCCTGATCAACGTCGCCAAAGCGCAGCTCAAGCGCGACGTTGACCAGCGCAACTTCTACGACAACTGGTGGAAGAAAAACAACACCTACGACGGCGCGGAGGATGCGTGGTTCAATGGTGAAGGTGGCAAATCGTTGTTCGCCCGGCCAGAGCTTAAGGCATACGCTCCGCGCGCAGTGTCGGCAGCAAACCAGATACCCGGCCAAGGTGCAGCACCTGCGGCAAATGCGCCCATATACGCCACCAACGGCAAAGAGCGTATCGTGAGCACCGACGGTGGTAAAACTTGGTCCCCAGTGAGGTAACAGCATGGCACTACCAGCAGGATTTGTACTTGAGCAAGAGCCTGAGCAAGCGCCTTCGCTCCCGCCCGGTTTTCAACTTGAAACGCAAGCCGCGCCAAGCCGGATGTCGCCCTCTTTTATGGGTAACGTCGGGCGCAGCGCAGCGTCGCTGGCCGATGTGACCATTGGCAGCGTGCTGCCTGCGGCTGCACAGATGATCGGATATCCGCTGGCTCGTTTGGGCCGGTCTCCCGAGCAGGCGCAAGCGGCAACGCAACGCATAGTTGGTGCCGTGGATCAGCCGTTTGGCAAGGCTTTTGGTGTCGCGGACACGCCTGAGTACCAGCAAGAGGCTGGCCGACAGTTGATGGACTTCATTGGCCAGAACTTTCAAAAAGGCGCAAAGTGGATCGCCAATAAAACCGGTCTGCCAGCCGCAGACGTTGAAAGCTATCTCGGCACGCTCGGCGTCGCTGCGCCTGTTGTGGCCCGTCCAGCAGCAAAAGCGGTTGCGCAAGCCGCAGCGCCAACAATTGAGCGCGCAACCATCGCAGCCAAGATGCCGTTTGAGCAGCAAATGCAAGCCCGACGCGAACGTCTATCAGCAGAGGACTACGCTCGGGGGCCTCAAATCGACGCACTTGCCGAAGCAAAGCGCCTTGGCTTTGCTATGAGCCCTGAGGATGTTCAGCCTTCGTTGGGTGCAAAGGCGCTGACTACTGTTGCGGGCGAGCGGGGTGTGGAGGCAATCGCCAACGCCAACAAGAACCGAACCCGCGAGGTGGTGCTTAACGAACTGGACCTGCCCCTGACAACGCAGCTCGATAGCAAAGCAGCGTTTGATCAGGCCAGGATGAAAGTAGCAGCGCCGTACGCTGAAGTCAGCAAACTGCCCACGCTAACTGCTGACGACGCTACGCTTGCGGCGCTTAATCGTCTGCGCCCGGACGAAACATTGATTGGGTCGGACAGGTACGCCAAAGCCATCAATGGCATCATTGACGACGCCAACAAAAAGGTCGAGGCGGGCTTGACCGGCGCGGACTTGTTGAAGAACGTGCAGACGCTGCGCCAACGCGCACGCAAGGTGTACAACAACAAGAACGCCGACTTGGCTGCCCTAGACCTTGCGGACACCAATCTGGCGGTGGCCAACGTGTTGGAGTCGATGATTGAAACCAACATCTTCAATCCCAAGCTGTTGGACCAGTTCCGTAGCGCACGGCAGAAGATGGCGCGTACATACGCATACGAGGGGGCCACCAATCTCAACACAGGTATGGTGGATGTCAACAAGCTCAGTCGCATTACAGCCAAGGACAACACATTGACGGGTGACATTGCGTCGCTTGGGCAAATTGCGGGGAATTTTCCGGATGCGTTTACGAACAAAGCCGCTACTGCCGGAACAAAAGCTGCCCGCATTGGCCGTACCGGCGCAGCTGGATCACTTGGTGGTATCGCAGGGTACGCCCTTGGTGGGGATTACGCCAGTGCTGCGCTAGGTTCGCTGTTTGGCGCAGGTGCGGGCGAATTGGGCCAAGCTGCTGCTGCCCGCAGGATCGCATCGCCGCAGTACCAAGCTGGCCTCAATCTGCGCGACATGCGTATTCCCGTCAGTCAATTGGCTGCACCCATGCAGCCAATCCCGAACAGCCAAGCCATCGTTCCTTACCAAGCACCGGTGGAAGTGCTGATGCCAGGCGAAGGGCCGTACCAGCCAAATTTTGTGTTTGCCGCGCCGCAACGCCCTCTGGTTACGCCCGCGCAACCTGCGTTCCCCCAGTTAACGCAGTTCGGCGATTTTCAATCGACGGCTGGCGCGTTTCGAGGTCAAGAAGCGCGTGCTGGCGAACGGTCGCGGGCTGCGGGTTTGCAAGCCGAAGCGCAGCAGGCCGCCGCCGAAGCAGCAGCGCGCCGACCAGCGAGCCGAGAAGTCATCCTTGACTTTGACCCGATCACTGGACGTTACCGCGAGGCCAGCCAAGGCATCAAAGGTGCTACGCCCGAGACGTTCAGCAACTTTGGGTCCGCGCTGGAAACAGCGGCGAGCAAAGTCACGTCGGGCAGGCTGTTCGATATGACCGCTGCCGAAAAGGTGGCGTGGAGCAAGACCAAGGTGGACTTGGCCGAAGTGGCCCCTGGGTTCAAGTCGCTCTCGGACAAAGCCATTGCCGAGAAAATGTTGGACCGCGTGTGGGTTGAGCAGACCGCAGCTAAAGCAAGAGAAAAAGCGGCGGCGTACCAAGAAATTGCCAACAGGGACATAAGCGCACAAGCTCGTCGAGATGCGATAGCGAACCGCGACAAAATGCTCGGCATTGCGGAAGACATGGAAGAAACGCGCGCTGCGTTCCGCGAGGGGCTGTTTTCCAGCCCACCAGCAGCCCCGATGCAAGCGCCGTCCCCAGGTCTGTTCACCCGCAGATAAGGAGTAAGACATGACTGGTTCATCTGATCTGGCCAAAGAGGTGGCGCTCATCAAAGCGCAGGCAGAAGTCGAGCTCAAGCGGCTGCACGCGCAGGACTCGGCCAAAGAAGTCGCTGGCAAGGCCATCGGCGAGGGTGGCCTGTTCTACATCACGCTCATCATCGCCATCGGTGTGGGCGCGTCCATCGTGCTCGACAACGACAAGATCGCGGCGGTCATGGGTCTGCTGGGCGCGGCCTTGACGGCGCTGATCTCGATGATGAACGGCGTTGCAGGCACTGCGCCCAAGCAGGAGAAGCCTGAGTTTGAGGTCATCAAGAACCTGATCGACAAGCTGGACCGTCTGGACCGTAAAGAGCAACCCATGAAAGTCACCGTTGAAGGCGACCGCGTGACGGTTGCCAAAGGCGAAGACACCATCACCACATCAAAGGGTTGACCATGTTCCCCCTCACTGCACTGCTGGAGGTCGGCGGCAAGCTGATCGACAAGCTCATCCCGGACCCCGAGCAAAAGGCTAAGGCCCAGATCGAACTGGCCAAGATGGCGCAGGACGGTGAGCTTGCTCGCATGGCCAACGACACCAAGCTGTACGAGGTCGAGCAAGAAGCCGTCACAGAGCGTTGGAAGTCAGACATGGGGTCTGACTCTTGGCTGTCCAAGAACATACGCCCCATGGCCCTTATAGCCATCTTCGTGGCCTATTTCATCTTCACGGCCATGTCGGCCTTTGGCTACAACGCCCAAGAGTCCTACGTCCAGCTGCTCGGGCAGTGGGGCCAGATCATCTTCTTGGCATATTTCGGCGGTCGGACGGTCGAGAAGCTGGCCGACATGAGGAGCAAGAAATGAAAGACAACTTCAACGCTGCGCTCAAAGCGATCCTTCACCATGAGGGCGGCTACGTCAACCACCCGGCTGACCCTGGAGGCATGACCAACCTCGGCGTCACCAAGCGCGTCTGGGAGGAGTGGGTCGGCCATGAGGTGGACGAGAAGACGATGCGCGGGCTCACGCCCGAGATCGTCGGGCCTATGTACAAAGCGAAGTACTGGGACAAGATCAAGGGCGACGATCTGCCTGCTGGCGTGGACTACTGCGTGTTCGACGCGGCTGTCAACTCAGGCTCGGGCCGTGCCGTGAAGTGGCTGCAAGGCTGTGTTGGCGTTGACCAAGACGGCGGCATCGGCCCCAAGACGCTGGCCGCAGTCGCAGCCTTCGACCCCAAGGAGCTGGTCGAGGACTACGCCAAGCGCCGCCTGTCCTTCCTCATGGACCTCAAGACGTGGCCCACGTTCGGCAGGGGCTGGGGCAGGCGCGTGGCTGAGGTGCAGACCAGCGCCAGCACTATGCTTGCATGACCGCAAGGCACGCGCCCGTCAGTAGGCTGACCGTCACCGCTGCCAGCATCCAGTACGCCAGCCGCTTGAGTTGGTAGCGCCAGACGCTCGGTGGCAGTGGGTCAGCGGCCCTCATGACAGGCTTGGCTTTCGCCACTCGGGCAGGGCAATCTCTGCCCTGGTTGCACCCGTAGTTTGCACAGTGTTCATCGCAGCAGTTCATACGACGGCTCTCGCTTTCTTGAGTTGAATGTCCTTGACGACTTCGTGCAGGGCCTTCTCCATCTGCGCGACGGTGCAGCGCTCAAGCTGCGCGTCATGGAGCTCCATGACGGTGTTGGCGGCGTTCAGTTCGGCCCCAGTGAAGACAAAGCGGTCGCCCTTGGCAACGCCCCGTTTGCACATCGTCAGCAGCGCGTCTTGGCCAGCCCTGATCTCGGCCGACCAGTCCTTGCCCAACGATGCGTCCACCCGCGTCAGCGCCTCGGTGACGTTGAACGCCTCGATCAGCACGTCCATGTCCTTGCGGGTGGCTGTGCCGTCCACCACGCAGCGCAGCGCCATGTGGTTCTTGATCCGCACGTTGCTCATGACGTCTGTGACCGACAGGACGGGCTTGAGGCCCGAGATGACCCAGTTGAGCGGGTCGTGTAGCTGCGGCTTTGGCCGGTACTTGCTGCGCTTACGCATGGTCAGGCCTCGGGCAGTTGGGTGGAGCCAAGTGAACGCAGTAGACGGCAGCCCACTGGCCTCGGTAAGGCCCCTCCCAGCGGTCGATGTAGACGTCGGGCATGGAGGCAAGGCAGCGCCGCAGCGTGTCCGTGCTGATGCCTGTGGCGTCGCTCATGCGCTCTTGGGTCATGCCGTCAGGGTTGAGCGTCAGCAGGTCTCTTATTTTCGGTGCGTGTGATTTCATGGCTTCAAGTTCTTGTATTCGAGCGTAGGCCTCTTGGGCAAATCGGGCCAGGTTGTGGGTCTCCCAAGCCGCAAATCGGTTCATAGGGCCTTGGCTCCTGCGAACATGGCGATGCGCTCCCTGGCGACCCGCAGTGTGTTGTACCGCTGGTGCAGGCGCTCCATCACCTTGATGCGGCGCTCGCCGAGCATCTCTTGGTCGAGCAGGCCTTTGACCTGCTCCTCAGTCATCGTCGCCAGCGCGTCGTTAAGGCTTCGCCATGTGTAGTTCAATTTTCTTCTCCAGTGATTCGATCAGGGTCTTGGTGCGGTTGTAGCTGCGGGTTGCGGCGTTCAGTTGCCGCGTCTTGTGCTTGATCTCGCTTTTGGCGATCTTGAGCCGGGCTTTGTATTGGTCGATGCGCTTCATTCTTCGCTTTCAAATGTTGGCAGTGGGCACCAGTGGGTCCAGCTGTCTGACTCGCGCCAAGCGCCGAGGGCGGCGACGCCAAGCTCTTTGTGGATCAGCAGCATCTTGGGGCCTCGCGGCGGCGGTGTGGTCTTGATGTCGATCCAGTGGTATGACTTGTCCACCATAGCCGCGCGACTTGACGTTGTGGTTATTGCCATAGCGGCTTGCCCCCTACAAACGAGGTCGCTGGCGTAAACGCGGTTTGCAGCTTCTTCTTGCGGATGTACGTCTTGCGGCTGCGCTCTTGGTGCGTCTGGGCGGGCTTGGGTTGCGCGTCCTCGCCCTCGCCAAGAGAGTAAACCTTGACGCGGTTACGCCCGTCCGTGGCGCGGCTGTAGTCGATGACGTACACCAGCCCTTCGGCCTTCATCTCCGCCAGCAGCCTGCCGACGGCCTTGGGGTGCGCACCTGTCCGGTCAGCAAGGTCATACCTGCTGGCTGGCCCTTGCATCAGCGATTTGAATATGGTCACTGCCTGGCTGAGTCTCATGATTGCGCATCCTTCAGAAACTTGGTCAGGCGTCTGATCTTGCCTTGGTGGTACTCGACCATCTTGGCCGCGTACTCCTGCGCCGTGTGGGCGGCCAGCAGCTCGCGCTTGGACTCCTCAAGCTCGCGCAGGGCGATGGTCTCTGGGCTGGGTGGTGCGAATAGTTTTTTCATTTTGTTTCTTTCATGATCACATTGATGATGTTGCCGCACCGGGCACATTGATAGTGGTATGCGTACGTGTGGTGTTCCCAGATAGGCTCCCAGCGATGTTTGCAGGTCATGTGTTCTCCTTGTTGATCGCGGCCAGCAGGCCTTCGAGGGTATTGAATTCTTCACCTGTCTTGAGCAGCTTGAGCGTCGCTCTGCCAGCACCCCACTTGCCAGTCTTCTTGCTGCGCGGCGTGTAGACCTGCTTGGCAATGCCGTGTTCCTCGTTGACGTACTGCCGCAGGGCGTGGTCCTCCGCGCTGTAGCCAAAGGTGTATTGCAGCGGGATGAGTTTCAGTTCTTCGAGCGTCATGCGTCCCCCTTGATGTTGTGTTTTGCTTCGATGGCTCGGGCAAATGGCTTCACACAATCGTGAAAATCATTTGCTTGGACACTCCTCCAAACCGTTTCAATCTCCTCATCCGTCAGCGGCTTGCGGTAGTGGCACAGACCTGTGCTGCACACGATCTCCCGTGTTGGTGGGGATGTAAATTCAAACGTCCAGCCTTTGTGCATCTTGCGCTTACCAAGACAAATATCCGAAACATGCTTTGGCTCAAAGTTATCAACCTTGGTTTTTTCTACTGACGCATACAGGCGGACATTGCCAGTTGTCAGGCAAGTTGCCGTTACAGGTTTGATTGCATGACCAAGCTCGTAATGCTTGTGCCGATTGTTTTGTGATCGAGTCACCCATTCAAGATTAGAAACGCGGTTGTCCGTCTTATCTCCGTTTTTGTGATTGATTTCTTTACCGTTTGCCGGTCCAAGGAACGTCTCCGCAACGATGCGATGGACATATTTATTATGGCTTTTACCGTGGTAGAAAAGGCTTACTCGATGGTATCCAGCGCCAACTTTAAAAGGCGTCAACCAAGCATCCCGATGATGACTAAAAATGCGCCCGTCTTCGGTAACGGAGTACCATTTTTCAAACCCAACGATTTGTTTCATATTTGATCCTTTGTGTAGAGTGGCGTGATGGTCAGTCCTTCGGCATCAGCCAACTTTTGCAAATGCGGCTGGAATGTTGACCACATGCGAGCATTGCCAGCATCGGTGAATATCGCCCACGCCACAGGCTCCTGCTGCGGCTGTGCTGGCTGCTTCCATGCGCCGTCCACCCACTCGTAGCCAAGCTCCCGCAGCTTCGTTGCAGCGGAGTAAGCGATAACCCTGTTGGGTTGCGACATGGGTGCTGGCTGCTCTGCCAGTGCTTCTTCAAGAATTTCCTCTGCCTCAAACAGCAGGGTGTCTATTGCCGCAAAGTGGCAATCTCTGGCTGATTTAATTTTTCCCAGCGCCAGCTTTAAAACTTCATTCGTGTTCATATGTTCTCCTTGATTCGTACGCATGCCGCGTCACTGTCAATGGTGTGGTGCATTTCAAGTTTTCGCTCAGGGGCTGGAATGACCCATTCGGCTGCACGCATACCGCACCCCATGACGATTCCAGCGCAAAAAAGAATGGCGACTGTCTTACTTGTTTTGCTCATAACAACCCCAATTCTTTCAGCGCCTGTTGCAACCCGGCCAGACCGCCCACGCGCTGGCCCTCAATGAAAATCTGTGGCATCTGGCGCACACCCAACCCGCACACAACTTCGATGGCCTCTGGGGTCATCCCATCGGCGCTGTACTCCATGTACCCGATGCCCTTGTCGTCCAAGAGGCGCTTTGCGGCGGTGCAGTTGGGGCAGTTGCTCTTGCTGTAAATCACGATGTTCATGTGTTGCTCCTTTCAGGATAATCCAACCCCAACTCACGAGCGTTCTGCGCCATCTGCTCAAGGGCTTGGTGCTTCGGAATGCACCCATGCTTGAGGCAGTGGCTGACTGTTTCGCAGCCATCGCACAGCCCAGGCTTCGGGGTGCAGGTGTGGATGTCCCAATCGTTTGTGCCAACGGCTTTGCCGCATCGGTTGCATGTGGTCATGATGATTCTCCTGTTGCTTTGGCGATGGCGGCACGTGCTGCTTGGACGGCCTTCCAGCCAGTCACCAGTCCCTCGCACTGCGTGCAGGTCTCGGCCAGGTGGTGGCACCCGTAGGTCTTTGGCTGATCTTCTTGTCTGGACGATCTGCACCCGAAGCGGGCTTCCATTGCTTTAAGTGCCTCCAGCAAATCAGGCGCGGCGGCGATCAGCCGTGCATTGGCCGGGTGGATATAAGTTGTGTCTTCATGCGGCCAGTGACGAAGATCGCAAATTACTGGCTGTCGGCAATTTGAAAAATCTTCTGCGATAGATCGAACAACGCCAGTTGTCAGGTTGTACGTCCACGGTCCCGGTGTGTGTTGTGTGTTCATTTCAGTGCCTCCAAGGCGATGGTTGATAGGTCTTGTTTGTCGTGCAGCGCGGTCCAAATCTTCGCGTCCACGGTCTTGTCGGTCAGCATGACGTAGCACCACACAGGGCGCTGCTGGCCGGATCGGTGCAGTCGTCCGACGGTCTGCTCGTAGAGCTCCAGGCTCCACGGCAAGGACAGGAATACCAAATGGCACCCGCCGTGCTGAAGGTTAAGACCATGGCCTGCCGACTTAGGATGCACGGCCAGCAGCCGTACATCGCCTGCGTTCCATCGCTCGATGGCGTTTTCATCTTCAAGTGTCGTGACCTTGAGGCGGCGCTTGAGTTCGGCAAGCTCCTCCTTGTACTGGTAGACGATGAGTGTGTTGGCATGTTGGTTCTCCTCAAGTAATTCTTCAAGCCGGTCGAACTTGTGTGGTGAGTGCCAGATCGGGCCGTTGTCGGTGTACAGAAACCCGGACGACATCTGTTGCAACTTCTGCGTGACCACAGCAGCGTTGACCGCCACCACGTCGTCCAGCACAAAGTCCTTCTTCAGCTTGTTGTAGCCGGTCATGTCCATCTGACAGTGCAGCTCGACGGTGTGCAGGGGCGGCAGCTTGTCCTTGTACTCGCCTGGCTCCAACACGAACGTGGCTGGCTTGATCTTGGCCATGACCAGCTCCAGCGCCCCACGGCGCGGCGTCCAGTCGCCGAACTCACGGTTGGTGCAGACGAAGTACTGCTGCATGAACGCGCCTTTGGCCCGGCCCAGCAGCGACTGGTCCACGATCTTGCACTGGCCGAACACGTCCTCAAGACCGTTGCTGGTGAACGAGCCGGTCAGGCCCCAGCGGATGCTCATGTCGCCGATGACTTTGTTCAGCGCCTTGAACCGAGCGCCAGACGGGTTCTTGAGCTTGGTCAGCTCATCGAACACGATGGCGTCGATGTGGCCCAAGTTCTGCTCGGCCAGCCACTGGATGTTGTCGTAGTTGGTAACCACGACCTGAGCGCCGCTGTAGAGCGCCGCCAGACGAGCCTTGGGCGTGCCCACGGCCACGGCCAGCGACATCATCGACGCCCACTTCGGTGCCTCGACAGGCCAGACGTCCGTGCACACACGCTTGGGGGCCAAGACGAGGAACCGCTTGACGTGCTTGTCGCGCAGCATCTCCCACATGGCCGTCAGCGTGATCGCTGTCTTGCCTGCACCAACAGGCGCGAGGATCATCGCCCGGTCGTGTTGGTACAGGAAGTCAGCCGCCTGCTCCTGGTAGTCACGCAGTTTCACTTGGTCTGCTCCAGCTCGATCAGCAGCTCGATGTAGTGCTTGGCCTTCTCAAGGTCAGC